GATTCCCTCGCGCTGGGATGGCGACCCAACCTGTCCAATCACGGGGCCTATGGCGGGGTCAAACAGCTTTCTGTATAGGAACCACCTTGTCGCTCATCTCGGAGAAGTCCAATTTGCCTGCCAACTTCTTGAGAGTTGAGCCTTCAGCAGCTACAGCCGTCACGTTGCTGTTCTTCAGCAATGCCATTGCTTCTTGTCTCGCACGGCGATCACCGTTCTGAAGATCTTCCAGCACTTGATCAATTACTAGGTCGTGCATCTCGCTGAGCTTGCTTAGCTGATCAGACATGACTGCTGTGTTTCTGACTGAAGCTTAGATACCATGGCAATATCTACGGTCACGAAGAGTGCCCTATCTCCCAGCAATAGATGAGAGGCTTGTGGCTGCTCTTGCCACTGAATTCCCTGATCGCTCTCCTGACCTTGAATGGAGCGACAGAGAAATCATGTTTAGGGCTGGCCAGGTGTCAGTCGTTAAGTGGCTGACGCAAAAACTTGAAGATCAGCAGACCAATGTTGTGTTCATTGAACCGGAGCTGAACTGATGTGTGGTGGTGGCCCCAGGATTAACAGGACAAAGGCTGAGCCTGCTGTTATTCACATGCCTGATTTCGACAGATACGATCGTGAATTTGAATTGCAGAAATCTGCGATCGACCAGCAGATGAATAGCAGCATGACTGCTTTACAGGATGATTTGAATAAGGCGTTAAAAGAGCAGACCGACCTTAAGCGGACAATTGCAGAAGCAAAAGAAGCCAAGGCTGCAGAAACGGCAGCGGCTCAAAAAGCGTTAGAAGAAAAAGCAGCGCGATTGTCAGTTTTGATTGGGCCGCCCCCACCAGAGAAGGCAGCATCGGCTCCTGAAATTGGGGTTCGCGATCGAGACATCAAGACTCGTAAAGGCAAGCAAGCCTTACGGATAGGCCGCAAGGTCGCTCAAACCTCAGGTCAGGGTGCTGGCCTAAACATCACCTAGGAGTTTCATCATGTGTTTTGGCGGTGGCCCATCAATCAACATCCCTGAGCCTGTTGCCCCTGAGGTGAAATATATCGGGCCTAGTGACGAAGACATTGCTCGGCAGCAGCAAGGCTTGGTTGCTTACCAACAGCAAATCGCTCAACAGCAATCCGAATTTGAGACTCGATTGAACGAACAAATCGCCGCAGCAAATCGGGAAACCGAAAGCCTGAAAAGTCAATATGCGGGTGATATAGCGGCGCAACAAGCGGAATCTGCCGCTCAAGTGGCTGGTGCGACGGATGCTGCGGGCAGGTCAACATCGGCGGCTGGTGGCAAGGCTGCTGCCGACGTTGCTGCTGCTGGTTCCAGTTCTGCTGCGCAGCAAGTTGGTGCTTACACCGTGAGCACAAAACAGTCTGAAGCAGTTGCTCCTCAAACAACGTCGGCCACGACTGAAAAGAAGAAGCCGAAGCAGAATCTCAAGATCAGCACTGCCGGAACAGCGTCGGCCGCTGGATCTGGTCTCAATATTGGAGTTTGATCATGTGTGGTGGTGGAGAAGATCGGAGGCGTGAAGCCGAACGAGAGGCAGAAAGGCGTCAAAGGGAGGCTGAGGAATCAGCCGCACGACGCCAGCGAGAGCTAGATCAACAGGCAGTGGCTAGGCAGCAACAGCTTGATCAATTAGCTGCGCAACGTGCAGATACTGCACGGCGGCAGCAAGAACGCCGCAATCAACTTGAGGTTCAAGCTCAAGGGCAGATTGCAGCCCAAACGGCGCGAGGGGTTGAGCTGTCTAGGCAGCACGATTTGAGGATTTCCGGGATGAGGGAACAGTCGCGCAGGGAGGCCGAAGAAATCAGTAGACAGGGAGAGGTCAGGGCCAATGCAATTAGAGAAGAAGGTCGGCGGAAGTCTGCCCGCATCAAAACTGTTGGTGGCGCTGTTTCGTCTTCTTTGCGAGCAATGGGAATACAACAGCCAGTTGGCCCTTCTGCTGGACAGACAAGGCAAAGGGATCGGAAGAGAGGTGCAGCTAATAAGCAAGCCGAAATGAGACGCGGTTCCACCGTTACTAGAGGCCCCAACCTTTCAATCTGATGAGAAAGACAGCAGCACAACGCTACGAAGACCTGGCTGGTGACAGGGATTATTACCTGAGTCGCGGCCGTGCATCAGCACGGCTGACGATTCCGTATCTGATCCCGACGAGTTCAGAGCCAGTTGCCAACACCAAAGAGACTTATCCGGTCCCATGGAATGGCATCGGGGCTAGAGGCTGTCTGAATTTGGCCAGTCGAATGCTTTTGGCCCTTCTACCTCCGACGCAGCAATTCTTCCGGTTCTCGCTGGATGAAGCTGCGATGAATGCTCAAGGAGTGACTGCAGAGCAGAAATCTGAATTTGAAATGGCGTTAAGCCAGATCGAACGCCAGGTATTGCGTGAGATTGAGGCAAGTAATGACAGGGTTGTTTTTCATGAGGCGTTGCTGCATCTCATTGTTGGCGGCAATGCATTGCTTTATATCGCTCCAGAAGGGTTGCGCTGTTTTCACCTAAACAGATACGTCTGTCAAAGGGATCCAATGGGTAATCCATTGGAAGTAATTACGTGCGAACAACTAGCCATTGAAACGCTGCCTCAAAAGGTACAAGACATGGTTCGGAATCCTGAAGAGGATGACGACATCACCAGTGGATTAATTGATGACATTGCCCAGCCAGTCCCTAGGAGAGATTCAGGTGACACCGTAAGGATCTACACCTACGTCAAATGGGAGAGGAATGGCCAAGGCAAAGATGGCAAGGTGACTTGGCATCAGGAGATCAATAACAAGATCATCCCTGGCAGTGAAGGCAAGGCCCCAGAGGATCGGTCTCCCTGGCTGCCATTACGCATGACCCGCAGCGATGGCCAGATGTACGGAATCTCGTATATCGAGTCAGCTGCATTGGCGGATCTCCAGACCTGCGAAGCGCTATGCCAAGCCATTGCAGAAGGCAGTCTGGCAAGTAGCAAGATTCTATTTTTAGTGAAGCCAAGTGGTGTCACAAAAGCAACCAATCTGGCTAACAGTCCGAACGGCGCATTCGTGACCGGAGACCCTAACGATGTGATGGCACTTCAGGTCCAAAAATCTACAGACCTGCAAGTCGCGATGCAAGGCAAGAGTCAGATAGAAGCCAGGCTGTCACAGGCTTTTATGCTTGCTGACGTGAGAGATAGCGAGCGCACAACTGCGGAAGAGGTCCGCTTGCAAGCGTTACAGATTGAAAACAGTCTCGGGTCAATCTACAGCATTTTGCAGACTGAATTTCAGATCCCTTATGTATCACGCAAGCTAGACATCTTGCAGCGTGAAAACAAGGTGCCGAAGCTGCCTAAGGAGTTAGTGAAGCCAGTCATGACGGTTGGACTCGCAGCCGTTGGCCGTGGTAATGACTTGGAACAGTTAGTAAGGTTTACTTCAACGCTTGGTCAGACAATGGGACCGGAAGGACTGCAGACTTATCTGAAGCCAACCGAACTCATCAAGCGTCTTGCTTATTCCATGGGCATCGACATCATTGGTCTAGTCAAAACCGATGAGGAGCTTGCCCAGGAACAACAAGCAGCCCAAGCAATGACACAACAGCAAGATCTGTTGTCATCGCAACTGGCTAATCCAAAGAACCTTGCTGATGCTGCACAGACTGCCCAGGAAGTGCAGATGACAGCTCAAAACTCTGAACTACCTCCCCAATGAGCCCTGAACTCGGACGACCAGTAATAGCAGATCCTCAGCCTTTTGTTGAAGGGACTCAGGTTGACACTTCTCCTCAACTAACTGTTCCTGAAGGAGAGAAAGGGGGGATGGTTGGCCCAGGCCAAGAGTCGATAGTTGAAGAGTTTGCGAAAGAGCAAGAGCAAGCCCAGGAAGAAGAAGCAATTCTTGGCAAGTTTAAAAGTCCTGCTGATTTGGCAAAGGCTTATGCCGAGCTACAGCGCAAGATGGGCCAGCAATCTTCTGGTCAGCCTGAAACTCAGCCTGCTGTTGAGACAGAAGCTGCGCAAGAGGCCGGATATTCCGCTGATCAAGCCAGTGAGATTTACGGCAAAGAAGCCGTTTCTGTTCTTGCAGAACGAGGCGTTGATTTAGCCCAGTTGATGTGGGATGCCGACCAAGGCGCTGACATCTCTGAGCACTACGACACGTTGGCTGAAACCTTCAAGGTTCCTAGACAGGTTGTGGAAAACTACGTGTCAAAAGCTCAATCCCCTTCGCCGGGTGGTGATGTTGGCTTGTCTGATGCTGATGCAGCAGCACTACTAGATAGCGTTGGCGGCCAGGAAAGCTTTAATCAGCTGAGCAGCTGGGCAAAGTCCAATCTTCAACCTGAAGAGTTGGCTAACTACAACGCTGTGGTGGATTCTGGCAACAGAGACGCCATTAGCTGGGCGCTAAAGGCAATGCAGGCTCGCCAGGCGTCTCCTGATGCCGTTGTAGAGCCACAGCTCTACGGGGGTGGAGCACCAACAGACACCAGGGTTGTGTTTGAAAGCCAGCAGCAAGTCCTTGATGCAATGAATAAACGCAATGAAAGAGGTCAGCGTCTCTACGATGTTGATGAGGCCTACAGAAACAAGGTGGCGATGATATTGCACTCTTCACCGGACTTCTAGTAAGTTGTCAATAGACAGCAACCGGAACTGGGTAAGCCCGAAAGGATAACTTGCAACCAGGGAGGAATGGGCGGTCAAACAAAACCAAAACTATTCCTCCGAAAAAACTAATCATGGCAACTCCTCCTGATGTTGCTCTGCAACGCTTAGGCCAGATCAAGGGCGACGCAGCTACCTGGGGTCCAGGACTGAACGGGGTCGATAAAGACCGCGCCATGTTCCTCAAGCTGGGAAGCTCTGAGGTTCTTGATGCGTTCATGACCAACTGCGTTTTCAAGGGCAAGACCCGTGAGCGCAACATCCGTGGCGGCCGCTCTGTAGCGTTCCCAATCACGGGGAAAATGGCTGCTCGCTACCACCAACCTGGCACCCAAATTTTGGGTCAAGGCAACAATCCTTCTGATATTAATCAGCGAGTGATTGAACTTGACGCCTTGATGGTTGCTGACGCAGCGATTTACCAGGTCGATGAATTAATGAATTTTTATGATATACGCCAAATATACACAACTGAGCTCGGAAGGGCATTAGCGTATGAGTATGACAAGCGTGTTGCTCGTATTCTTTACGCCGCCGCTAGTAATACAACAGAGCCTCTTGACAAAGATCCTCTGAATGCCGGACGCACAGGCCAGCTCATCGATCTCGGTGACAACGCTGCTACTTTTGACGCCAAAACACGTCAAGCTCGTGGCGACATGTTGGTTGACGCCATCTTCGATGCCCGTGTTGGCTTCGAGAAGAAGGATGTCAGCATCGATAACATGTATGCGATTTTTGCTCCTGACGATTTTTATTGCATTACGCAGTCTTCTCGTGCAATCAACACCGACTTCAACGGTGGTGGTGGTAACGGCACAATCGCTCAGGGCGAAACTGCAAGAGTTGCTGGCATTCCTCTGTATTCCAGCAACCACGTCACCCAGCCCGATTACACATTGGTCGCTGGTGATGTGAACCCTGACTATGCGCAGGATCTTTCCAATGTTCGCGGCTTCGTGTTCCACCGTGATGCTGTTGGTGTTGTGTCTCTTCTGAGCCCTTCACTGCAACTCACAGGCAACGAGTTCCGCGTCCAGTACCAATCCGATCTGATGGTCGCCCGTCAGGCCCTCGGGATGGGTCAGCTTCGTGCTGAGTGTGCTGCTGCCATCTCCGTTTCAGCGTAATAAGCTGTATCTGGATAGGGAAGTGGGGTCAGTTCGCTGGCCCCTTTTTTATTGTTCAGTCAGAATGCACTCATCGCACCAGTAGAACTCCATGAGCTTGAAGGCGCAAACGACAGCTCAAGGGCGAACAACCCTTATGGATGCGGTCAACATTTGCTTAGAAAACATCGGCGAGCTGCCGGTCGAGAACCTGGATAACGAGCAGATTCAGGACGCACGGATTGCTCAGCGAACAGTCCTCGAAGTTCATAAGGAAGGCCAAAGCAAAGGCTGGTCATGGAATACCGAATACGCCTATCCGTTTGAACGCGACATTCTGACAAGCGAAATCAAGATTCCGAAAGAGGTTGTTCAATTCAGCGTTAATCGCTTTGCCTACAACGGTCGCTATCAACTTCGAGGGAGCAAGGTCTATGACTTGCTGAACCGAACGACGATTTTCCCCGACACAATGGAAAGTCTGGAAGCTGATGTCATCTGGCTTCTGTCCTGGGATGACGTTCCTGAGGTTTATAACCGTTGGGTCACGATCAGAGCCGCTCGAATCTTCTCTGATCGGACTCTTGGCTCAGAAGCATTGTTCAAGTA